ACTGGTAACTTCACGTTCAGCATCGATCAGTACAAGTCGAGCGCTACGTACATCACTAACCGCATGAAGCAGGACTCCATGTATATGGATCGTCTGGTTGCTAGCTTCGTGCCCAAGCAGAACCGCGCCATTATGAAGGCCATGGAAGCTAAGATTCTTAGCGTTGGTCCGGATGGTCAGACTGCTTCGGACACCAACACGATCAACGGTGCTTATCACCGCTTCGTCGCTGGTGGTACTGGCAATGTCATTTCGGTCACGGACTTCGCTAAGGCACTCTATGCTCTTAAGAAGGCCAACGTGCCCACGACTAATCTCGTGGCTGTCGTTGATCCGTCGGTCGAATACACGATTAACACTATCACGAACATCACCAACGTTTCGAACAACCCGCAGTGGGAAGGTATCGTTGCGTCGGGCATCTCTAGCGGTATGCGGTTCCTTAAGAACATTTACGGCTTCGATGTGTACGTGTCGCAGAACCTTAAGACGGGTATCAGTGAGACTGTCAACTCCGTGTCGGTTACGAACGGTGCTGCCAATCTCTTCTTCTCGGCTGCTTCTGATGTGCTCCCCATTGTCGGCCTGCTTCGTCAGCCCCCGAAGGTGGATTCCGAGTACAACAAGGATCGCCAGCGTGAAGAGTATGTGACCACCTGCCGCTATGGCTTCAAGCTGTATCGTCCGGAGAACATGGTCACGGTCATTTCTGACACCTCCAAGGTCTATAGCTAATAAAGGAGTAATTAGAAATGTCTTGGCAGAATAATGATGGCCTCTACGTCAAGTTTGGCGTCGAGGAAGGTCAGGTCGGTAAGGGTGGTACGTACCTCGTTGACGGCCCGCTCCAGATTACTGAGTTCAAGTTTGACTACACGGACTGCGTGCTTGCTTCGAGCATTCTTGGCTCGATTGCTGGTCCTTCGAATGCTCCGCTTGCAGGTGCCGCTGGTATCCTGTTCCCGCGTGGTGTTCGTATCGAAGCTGTTGAGGTTGTCGCTGAGACCGCCTTCACGTCTTCGGGTACGATTGGTTCGGCTACGCTTGACGTTGGTCTGATCCGTAATGATCGTTCGACGGCCTACGACGATGACGGCTTTGTTGCCGCTCTCGCGTTCTCGGCTCTTGATTCGGTTGGTGAGCGTCAGTATATCACGAAGGGCGGCACTGGTGCTGGTGCCCTGATTGGTACGACCCTTGCTAACTCTGGTTGGATTGTGCTGAATAACGACCAACATGCTTCTCATCCGCTTACGGCAGGTAAGGGCATCGTTCGTATTTATCACTACACTCCGCAGACCATTGGTTAACCTAGGAGCCCTAGGAAACTAGGGCTTCCTTCATTCAAAGGAGAAATCAATGGATAAGATGAATGCTATCAATGAAGCTGGCCTTTATCGCCTTAAGAGCAATAGCACAGCCACTGCTTCATCTGGTGCAGCTACCCTTAATCGTCTTTCTGGTAAGGTGACGTCTGAGTCTCTCACGACTGCTGCCGCAGCTGAGTACACTCTTACTCTTACCAATTCGATGGCTGAAGCTGCTGATATTGTCCTGTGGTCGGTTGGTAACGGCACTAACTCTGGCGGTACGCCTGGGTGTGGTGGTGCTACTCCGGCTGCTGGATCGGTTGTCTTTACGGTTACGAACCTGCACGCTTCGTCTGCCTTTAACGGTACGATTGTGGTGTCTTACGAACTCGTTAAGACTCAGTAAATAAAGATAGAGGCTATATGGCTAAGCTCACGCTTAATGATCTTGTAAATCTTCAGAATGAGGCTTCAGCTGTAGCCTCTATCAATTCTAACAACACTGCTATTGAGACAGCACTAGAGAATACTCTTTCTAGAGATGGAACTAGCCCGAACTACATGAATGCTTCTTTGGATATGAATTCCAATCGCATTCTAAATCTCCCAGGCCCTGAAAATGCTAATGAGCCTGCGCGTCTTCAAGACATTCAAGACCTGGCTCTTACTGCTGGTACTGGCAACGTAACTGGTTCGGGTTCCAGCACGGATAAGACAATCCCACGCTTTAGTGGCACTTCCGGTAAGTCTCTTCAAGGGTCCGGAGTAACTGTATCCGATGCTGACGAACTTACTGCTGCCTCTTTGTCGGTCACAAATGCGGCCACTATCGGCACTAGTCTTAGTATTGGTACTACGTTAGGTGTCACCGGAGCTTCGACACTTAACAGTCTTGGTGTTACTCAAGCAGCTACTGTTGGAACAACTCTTTCTGTGACTGGAGCGGCTACTGTCGGTTCTCTTACTGTCGGAGGTAATATTCTTCCATCAGTGTCGGCCTCAATTGGTTCAACCTCATTCCCTTGGAATGTCCTGTATGTGGGTAATGGAGGCTCAATCAATTTCAATAGTGGTGACGTAGTTGTTGGGCAGTCAGGCACAACGCTTCTTGTGCAGGCAAGTTCCGGTCTTTCTTGTAACAGTTCAGTTAAGAGTACCTCGGCTACTGCAGGTATTGGGTACGCTACTGGTTCTGGCGGTACGGTCACTCAGGCGACATCTAAGAGCACTGGTGTTACTTTAAACACGGTAAGTGGGTCGGTCACGACCAATAACGCTGCTCTTGCTGCTAACACCAGTGTTTCGTTTGTAGTTACAAACTCTACTGTCGCAGCAACAGACACGGTTATTCTGAACTGGGCTTCCGGTGGAACAGCGAACGCATACAGAATTGATGTTGTGGCGGTTGCTGCTGGTTCGTTTACTATTCGTATTACCAACACCACTCTTGGCTCGCTAAGCGAGGCTCTTGTAATTAATTTCACAATCATCAAAGGAGTAACTTCGTGACGAATCCGACTTTTGAGAGTTGTGAGGGCTCTTACGCTGCACTTCTAGGTTCTATGCAAATTAGGCCTAATCGACAGTCTGCATTTGATATTGCTGCTCGTAAGATTGTATCTTTCAAGGATCGTTACGTTGCCATTGAAAAGGCAACTAATGTCCCTTGGTGGTTCGTGGGTCTTCTCCATTATCGGGAATCGAACTGTGATTTCAACACTCACTTGCATAATGGTGACAGCCTACGTCGTAGGACTTATCATGTTCCTGCGGGACGTCCTTTGCACGGTAATCCGCCGTTTACGTTCGAGGAAAGTGCGATAGACGCTCTTCAGCAAAAGGGATACGACAAAGAGACGGATTGGTCCGATGAGCGCATCTGCTATCGCCTAGAGGTATTCAATGGAATGGGATACAGGATGTATCATTCTAACGTTCCTTCTCCTTATCTTTGGGGCGGTACTAATCATTATGTTGCCGGGAAATATACTTCTGATGGTCACTTCGATAGTAGCCATGTGGATACTCAGCTTGGTACTGTCCCTCTTATGATGACTATTCGGAAGATGGCTAACGTATCTCCACGAGAGATTGTTGTGTCTTCTTCGCGAAAACTCTCATTTCTTAAGAAGGTTCGTCAGAGCATTGTGGTTACGTTCGGTGGTATCTTTGGTGCTGATTGGATGGGTGTTAGCATTAACTACTTAAATCAGATCAAAGAGTTCGTCAATGATCACAAACTCATGCTCATGCTTGGCGCTGCTGGTGCAACATGGTTGATCTTCAAACTCTTGGAGAATTGGTCACTAGAGGACCACCAGAATGGTTCCTACACCCCGTCAGGTCTTTCTTCGAATACACAGGAGTCTCAGTAATGTTTGGTTCTCTTTTAGCTCTTCCGTTTATCAGCACTATTGCTAAGGCTGCGGGAGCGATCATCGATATTGCTACTCCTGCTCTTAAATTTATAGTTGAGTCTGCTATTCAGTTCATCAAATGGTTCTTCCAGGGTGTTGGAGTTATCATCGATAACAAGTCAACTCTTGCTGTACTTGCTGTGGTTGTTGTCGCCTCAGGCTATTACTTCCGCACTTGGAATGACGCCAAGGTTGTTGAGCCTTTCAAGAAGGATGTTACTATCCTTGAACAGAATTGCACACCTAAGCGTAGCTTGCCTAAGAAGGTTCGTGGTCACTATCAGTTGCCGAACTCCATGAGGCCCAATTTCTCGTTCCCACTCAATGTCGGAAACTGAGGAGGCTGAGGTGAAAGTCCTGCATGACAAACTAGATAAAGTTATGCAGGGACTGACCGATCTACGGGTGCAGATGGCTGAGATGTCCACTGCGCAGAAGTTTATGGTCGAAGCTCACAAAGATCGAATTAAGGTCGAGAGAGACATCAACGAACACATTAACGATATCGAAAAGAAATTCAATTACGCTACTGGGATCGCAGTCACTGCTGCTACTGTTGTTTCTATCTTCTCCTCATTTATCACAAAGAAGCTATTCGGATGATCTATAGTCACCTGCAAATTGTTCAGTTAATTCTGAGCGCCATGGATTCGGATGAGGTTAACTCGGTCTCAGACACAATCGAATCGAATCAGGTTTCATTGCTACTCAAGAGCGTCTTCTACGATATCGCCTCGGATATTGGTCTCCCTGAGCACGAGGGCCTTGTGCAGCTTGTGGCCTCGGGTGACTCGTCCAAACCAGTTCTTATGACTGCCCCCACTAACTGTGTCAAGATCAGGAACATTCTTTACGACAAGAAAAACGACGGTGAGACTAATCCTCTCTACGAGGAGATTAAATATAAACCGTTTGACCTATTTGTCAAAGACCAGCAGTTAGTTCGAAATGATGCAACCGCTATTGGCACAATGAACGTAAGTTCTAATGGTGGTACGTTTCCAATTCTCTACCAATCAGACAGGGACCCGACCTACTACACCACTTTCGATGATCGTACGTTCATCTTCGATGCCTATGACTCCGACGTGGACTCAACTCTTCAGAGTTCTAAGAGTATGTGCAATGGCGTTATCTTCCCTGAATATCTCTTGGAGGATGACTTCACCCCTGACCTAAACCCTACCCAATTCTCCTATTTCATTAACAAGGCTAAGACAAGAGCCTTTGCTGAACTTAAACAGGCCAATAACCAGGAGTCAGCCTCCGAAGCACGAAGGCAGAAAATCATTCTTCAGAAGAAGAAGCACTCTAGTCCTGAAGTCGCCAAGGTTTTATACTCTGTTCCTCGCTATGGTCGTAAATAACACACTGAAAGGACCACTTTCTAATGGCTATTAAAAGTCGTATTAATCCCCGTTCTGACGGCGCTGAAGAGATTCGTGACTTCGAACCCGACGAGAATGAAACCGCTCGCCGGTACATTGAGACCACCAACGGTGTAAAGTTCACCACTAAGACATATGATCCCTATGGTCTTGTGCGCATCCATGTTGATAAGGGTCAGGTTCCTAGTGAACTCTCCGGTCAGTACACCTCGCCTATGGAGGCAGAGCAGGCCATTGAAGCCTATCTTCGAATGAAAGGGAAGTAAGTTAGATGGCCCGTCAACAGGGAATTAAATCGCAAAACAATTTTGTCGGCGGTCTTATAACAGAGACTACTGCTTTGCGTTTTCCGGAGAATGCTTGTTTTGAGACAAGTAACGTAGTATTTGATTTTACTGGCACAGTTTCTCGCCGGAAAGGATTTGAATTTGAGACGGGCTATTCTTTAAATTCCATTACTCCTGCCGAGGGAGATGTATATACGGAGTTCTTCTGGACCGCTGTGGCTGGAAATGGAGCTATTAATCTTCTTGTGCAACAGCAGGGAAGCACTATTCATTTCTTTGACCTCTCGAATGACAATGTAGTTTCTCCTAACAAGAAGAACTTCACCGTTGACCTAACCACCTATGTTCCTTCAGGTAGCACAGCCAATCCGGCTCTTAGGGAGTGTCAATACGCAGTAAGTCGAGGCAACCTCGTAGTTGTTAACTCAGCCTGTGATCCGATCTACATCATCTATTCTGTTGCTGGTGATAGTATTAGTGTTGCTCCGATTACCATCTATCAGAGAGACTTGATTGGTCTTAATGATGGACTAGACTTAACTGAACGACCCTCTTATGCGACAGTATCTAATCTGGTTTCCGGTAACCCTGAGCACTACTATAACATCCTCAACCAAGGGTGGTTTACAGGTGATGCCTTGACCCAGTGGGACACTGCTCGTACTGATATGCCATCTAATGCTGATGTCACTTTGCTTTTTAGAGCCTCAGAGACAGATGCTTTTGATAATAATAAAGTGACTGCTAGGAATGCTGGTAACACCCCGGCTCCTAAAGGGCATTTCATCCTTGAGGCTACCCATCCTGATCGTTCTGCTGCTCTAACCGCAGAAGGCTATAGCACAGTTACTTTTTCAGCTTCTAGTACGCTAATCTCCTCGGGACTGGGGTCTATCATCGGAGATCACTCCAACAGTGCTGCAGCTTTCGATGGCAACACCGCAGGTGACTGGGCAACCCCGTCAACAGTTACCAAAAAGAATGGTGCAGGAGGTATCGACACTTCGTATATCGGAAAGAACTTCTCTTCGTTTCCTCAAAATATTCTTAGTGCTAAAATCTATGCTGCCGCGAACGGTGGAATCGTTTCCGGAGCTAATCCGTCCATGACCATCGATCTTTATGGTAAAAATGGTTCTGCTCCTGCAAGCGGAACTGATGGAACAATCCTAGGAACTACGTCCTTTGTAGATGGGTCTGTAGCAGCCACACATACGATTGTGTCGAGTGACTCCGACACTATTTGGGATTATGTGTGGATTTATATCAGTAACGCACATGGTGCTGGCACCTATAATCCTGGCGTAGCTGAGCTTGAGTTTTTTACCCCTACTGCGAGCGATGAGGTCCCTAATACCACTGAGCGATTTAAGAGCGTAGCTTCCTACACTGGACGTTTGTTCTATGCTGGTGTTGATGCTCTGGGTCTGAACACGTACATTTGGTTTACTCAAATTCTTGAGCGCACCGATCAGTACGGCAAGTGCTACCAGAAACAAGACCCAACTTCTGAAGATTTTGCGGACCTTAATCCTGATGACGGTGGAGTGATCGTTATTCCGGAGATCGGGTCAATCTACAAACTCTTCACCTATCAAAGCTCCCTTCTGGTATTAGCCAACAACGGTGTGTGGCGAATTTCTGGTAGTGCTGGGTCTAGCTTCAAAGCTAACGACTACCAGATCAAAAAGCTTACTAGCATTGGTGTTAACAACGCTCAAGCGTGCGTTGACTTCGGAGGTATTCCTCTGTGGTGGGCTGAAGATGGCATCTATACTGCAGCGTATAATGCTAACTATGACTCATTCGATGTACAGAACTTAACTCTAACTACCATCGCCACCTTCTTTGACAGTATTCCAGCTAACAATCGTCCTTATGTTAAAGGTCACTACGACTACTATAACAAAGTTGTTTACTGGCTTTATAACAATGATGCTGACTCAACTGACAAGTATTCGTATAACAACGTACTCTGTTTAGATGGAGTTACCAAGGCATTCTATCCTTGGACCATCTCTGATCTAACAGACGGTTACGTTAGAGGCATCTGCTTTATTTCAGATGGTTCTAAGATCAAACAGTCTCTAATGAAGTACACAGTTCAGGTTAATGACGATTTAACCTATGCTGAGTGTTATGACGACAGCCTCCAAGATTGGACTATTACCACTGGTGGTACAGATTACAGAAGCTACTTCATCACCGGACACTCTGTAGATGGTCAAGGACAGAAGTTTTTCCAAACTAACTATGTCTTTGTGTACCTGAACCAAATTGAAGATTCTAGCTGTTACCTACAAGCTCATTGGGATTTTGCGAATAGTGGTTCTTCGGGTAAGTACAGCAGTCGCCAAGAATTGTACAACCCTAGCCTAGCTAATAGGTTTGTAAATATGCGGCGTCTTAAAGTACGTGGCAAGGGCAGAGCAGTTCAGTTCCTTTTTGAAAGTAATACTAACAAGCCATTCGAAATCATAGGCTGGTCAATTCAAGAGAGCGTCAATGCTGGAATCTAGGATTAAAGAGTTCTACTCCGAGACTGTATTTGCTAAGAAAGGTTTTGAACTCGACGAAAAGATTAGTCGACTCCTTTGTGCTAACGCACATGTCATTCTTGAAGATGATGCCATTTTGATTTGCTCTCTAGGTGCTCATCCTTACTTCAAGGATAAGCTGGTGGCCTCTGAATTGATGTGGTGGGTCCCACCTGATAAACGAGGCACATCTCTTGGTGCTCGACTCTTTAAGAGATACGAACAATGGGCGAGAGATAACGGAGCCCAAGTAATTCTAGCCGATTGCCTAGATGATAGGGTTGCTAACTTCTATCAAAAGCTGGGTTACACAGAGACCCAAAGAACATTTATGAAGGAACTATCTTAATGTGTATCACAGCTATTGCCCTAGCTTTGACGGCAGCCGGTACTGCTTATGGCTCTTACAGTCAGCACGAGGCTGCTCAACAGTCTAAGAAAGCTGAAGGTTTGCGAGAAGAGCAGATGAAACTAGATGCTGAAAGGCAGCGCAGGAAGCAGATTAGAGATATGTTGGCTGCTCGCGCTACAGCTCTTTCTAACGTGTCTAATAACGCCGGTAGTGGTGGTTTGGACTCTAGTGCTTTTGGTGGTGCTCAGGGTCAGATTACTAACGTTTTTGGTAATAACCAGAATGATCTTTCTCAATCTGTTAGAATTGGTCAAGGCATTTTCCAGGCTAATGCTGCGCAGGCTGAAGCTCAAGGACAAGCGGCCATTGGCGGCGCTATCGCTTCGATGGGCAAGGACCTCTTTGCTGCAGGACCTAAGTTAAACAATATTGGTCAGACCATCTTTGGCGGTAGTAATACAACCTCGGCGGCTAAGCGTGGATTTGGTATCGATGAAATCGAGTATTCGAGGAACCCTTAATGAGTGATATCTCTATTCAACCTGACGCCCCAGTAGAAGGCGGTATTCAGATTGTGCCCACAGCGGCCGATAGTCCTGCTGTTGATGTTGGTGTTGCCAAGAACCGAGCTTTTAAGGCTAGCGTTGGTCTTGGCAAAGGGGCGCCTGCTGTCGATCAATTAACTGCCTCTATCATGTCTGGTTTAGAAGACCGCGAACGTGAAAGGGCCGCTGTTCGACAGGACCTCCTGGATGCTCGTAAGCAGCAAGAGTTAGCTCAGAAATATATTACTACCAAATCTCAGGCTGGATTGCCCATCACCCCTGAGGACTGGTTCACAGTTACTCAGATGACTAGGGAACAGCGTAATGACCCCACTACGTTCTTCGAGAAGAAGTTCGGAGAGGCTGCCTACGTTGAAGCTACTAAAAGTGCCGCTGTTGATAAAACAGCCGAGGCTATTCAACCCATCGTAACAAAGCAACAGTTTGCAATTAAGCTCTTAGAGGACCTAGAAGCCGAGATTGCCCAGGACTCGACCATCGCTTCTGTGCTGGATCATGCTGAGCGCTTTCTGCCCGGTACGACTTGGTATCATATGCAGAATGCCCTTAAGGGTAAGCCTCCTGGTGGTTCCTTCTTGCTCGGCAATAACCTGGAAGAGCAGGTCAAGAACTACTACCTCCAGGGTCCTAGTGGTATGCAGAACCTCAAGGCAACCATTGATGAGATGAAGGCGAAGAACAAACTTGATGCTAGGGATTTCCTCTCTAGCATTATTGCTTTCACCTCTAACGATCAGCTTATCAGTAACCTGTTCTCTGCTGCTGATCTATCCATGCTTGCCCCAGCCCCTGTAGGATTGCTTCCTAAGGCCGCTAGCATCGCTTCTGGCGCGGTTTTAGCTAAGGACGTTGTTCGAGGATTGGCAACCCGTTCCTTCGCTCCTACGGCCGTCCTAGAGGCTTCTGGAGCCGTTGCAGAGACTGCCCTGACGAAACTGTGGGCCAAGGCTGCGGAATCAGCTAAAGGACCTGGTAATGGTCTTACGGACCTCCGAGATACCGTACCCTCTCTGGCTAATCCCCAGGCTCTCATCGACGGGGCTTCTAACTTTCCCGAGACCTTCAAGAATACTCTTCTCGGTACGCTTAGGCAGCAAGCCTATAATCTTGTCGAGGGCACCCTCGTAAACCCCATTAACATCGAACGACTTAAGCCAGGGTCTGAGGCATTCCAGATAGCCTTGGGTGAGGCCCGTCTTGCGATGATGAAGGCTCGTCCTGAGTTGGACGGGAGTGTTATGGCTAGTGCTTTTAGGCATGATCCTGTCAGTAACGTTGACTTCTTAAAGAGTCATATTGGCAATAAGACTGGTGAGTTCTTTGATACGGCAGAGAACGCACACATGACTGCCGTGGATTTATATAAGCTTAAGGACTATAATGTTGAGCAGATTGGTGGTAAGTTTGCTATCACTGTTGAACAACCGATCAATGAGACGTCGCAGGCTGTACGTAATGCTCTAATCCACACGGAGAACAAGACTCCTAATTCCCTTCTTAGCCGTATCTTTGGCTTTGGTCGTATGGCCGATAGCCTTCTTCCTCAAGAGATTGTGCAAGAAGGCAAGGCCGCTATGTACGGTTCTAGCTCGATCAGTTCACTTATTAGGTCCGAGAGTAAACCAATCGCTGCTCTTTCTAAGGAAAGCAGAGAGCGCTTCACTGCGTTTGCTGAGTACCAGAGAGACTATATCGATAAGGAGACTGGCATCCGTGGTCGCTTCAGTCAGAACCTTGGTCAGTTCGAAAAGGAATGGCAGTCCAAGTTTGGACAGATGCCGACCGAGAAGGAAGCTCACGCCTACTTTACCTACACACAGATCAGTGACTTAGACTGGTTAGCTCGTAACGTACAGCAGTACCTTATCGACAATCGCTTAGGTCTTCAGATGTGGCACTTCCCTATTGAGGGAGTGGAGCTTAAAGTTGGTCCTCAGATCAAGGGTCGAGTAGTCCAGGATATTGACTGGCAGGCGGGTGATGCTGGCCTAGTTATCTGGAGTTCCAATCCTGCTGATATCCGTAATATCCGTACTAGTCGAATGCAGACTGAGGCTACGATTCAAACTAACACTGCTCGTAACGTAGCCATCGAGAAAGCCCGTAAAGAAGCTATCCTTAAAGAAGCTGGCAGCGAAGTTGCTGGCTCTAAGATTGATGAAAGTGTTGCTGCCTTTAAGAAGCTGACTACTTCTCCATACTCCAAAGAAGAGATCATGGAGATGGTGCAGTCTGGCTCTTATAAGCTTGTGCAGCTTACGCCCGAAGGCGAGAAGGCTCTGCGCAACGCTCCACTAGTTGGTGACTTCCTTCCGAAGGGTCGTATCAACTACGTCCTTGCTCGTGATGCTGAGTATTCAAACATCCCGTTCAAACAAGTTAACTACCGCCCTGGCGGGCACGTAGACTACTACGACGGCTTCTTTGTGCGGCAGCCGATCATGCAGTCGACTGTACGCGGTATGCAGGAGACCAACACTTATTTCGGAGATAAAAACCTCTTCCACTTCGAGACCGAGGCGGATGCTAAGCTCTTTACGGAGCGTATCAACAAGGCCCGTGAGCTTTTTAATACGGCAACACCAGAGGAACTCAAAGCTTACGTCGAGAAAAATCTTCCTAAGATAGACTTTGATGCTCTCTTCCATGAAGAGAAAGGAGAGTTCAAGAGGAACGTACCCTTTATGTATAGTAAGAAAGGAGTCGGACTTGATGAGGCTCATAAGTTAGAAGATACCTTTAAAGGGTTTAGGAATGGTCGTGATGATCCTTTCAATCCCTACAATGGATCACCTTTCAATTCATTTACTCAGGAAAAGGACAAGCCCCTTAAGACAATTGTCAAGGCGGGAACTGAGGAAGAGCCTAAATATGCTTTTCGTAATGGGCGTCTTATCAACCCCATCGAAACCATGCAAGATGCGGCTCTTCAGGTTATGAACGGTAAGTACCTTGGTGACCTCAAGATCAAGTATGCCGAGCATTTTGTCCAAGAGTTTAGCTCTGTACTCAAGGCGAGCCAAGAGGAACTTAGGGCTAACCCCTTTAACGCTCTTTTCAAAGGTGAGTTCAAGGATGCAGGCAATCCAGAACTTCTGGCTGCTGCTAAGAACTTTAGACGGACGGCGATACAGTTCTTCGGTCTTAGAACCGATTGGGAACGTTCGATGGATGCTGTTAAACAGAAAGCCATCGATCTGCTCTACACTAAGGTTGGCCCTGATGGCACTAAGCGTATTGAGAGCGCCGTCAATGTCCTTGATGAACATCTTCTCGGAACCGTTAAGGACCCGGTAAAGTTTATGCGTGGGTTTGCGTTTCATACTAAGCTCGGTTTGTTCAATCCTGTTCAGTTCTATTTGCAGGCTGCGGGCTTCATGCACGTAGCCGGTATCGAAGGTGTTGCTGCGGCTGGTAAGTCTTTACCGGCCTATACTCTCATGCGTGCCGCTATGGTCAATCCTGACCACCTAGAGAGGCTCGCTAGTCAGGCTAGTAAATTCGGATGGAGTAAGGAAGAGTTTAAGGAAAGCTTTGATTTCCTCCGACGTACTGGCTTTGCGAATGTCGCCGGGGAACACGCGAACCTTGATGATTTCCTTCGTCCGGCTATCGTCAGGAGCAAACTTGGTGAGTTTGCAGATGGTGCTGCAGTCTTCTTTAAAGAGGGTGAGCGTCTTGCTCGTATGACGGCCTGGAACGCTGCATACCTCAGATGGAAGGCTGCTAATCCAGGCATCAAACTGACTGAGGACGGCGCTAAGGAGATACTCGCTAGGGCCGATATGAATACGATGAATATGAGTCGTTTCTCCAATGCCGGATATCAACAGGGTGTACTCTCGGTACCCACTCAGTTCTTTGCTTATCAAACACATATGGCTGAACTCCTTCTGGGCAAACAGTTAACTACTTCCGAGAAGGCCAGGTTATTTTTGGTCAACTCGATGACTTATGGTGCTCCTGTAGCTGCTGGTGCCTATACTGGCATCTGGCCTCTACACGAGACTATAAAGAAGTATATGCTCGACAACGGAATGAACCCTCAGGATAATGAGATAGCTAATCTCGTCACTCATGGTATCCCTGCTGTCGTTGGTAAGTATCTCTTGGGTACACAGTACAACGTAGGCGAGCGTTATGGTCCAGGCGGTCTTACTCAGATCAAAGACTTGATCCGAGGTGATAAGCATGTCCTAGACTTTATGTTTGGTGCTTCTGGTAGTGCAGCACGCGACGCTTTCAAAGCCATGCAGCCTTTTGCTTACTGGACCATGAGCCCCTTTATGCAGGAAGAGAGTCATCTTCCTCTTAAGGCTCAGGACTTCATTGGCATGATGGAGAATATCTCTGCGTTCAGCAACATCAAACGAGGTATCTTCACTGCAGCTTATGGCGAATACATGACTAAGAACGGTATCAAGCTAGATGCAGAGCCTGCAGGTGCCGCCGGTGGCATGTTCTCAGCCTTAACGGGCCTGCAACCCCAGGACATCTTGGATGCATACACGAAGATCGAAGCATCGACTGATATTAAGAATATCCGTAAGGACGTTGAGAAGGAGGCTGGTAAGTGGTATCGTCTAGCTCTCAATGCAGCCTCTGAAGGCAACGAACAACAGGCAGCGGACTTCTTAAGGCGTACAAAACTGGCACTCATTCCTGGACGCTATCTACCTACCGAACTCTCAACTGTGTTCCAACGTATCAATGCCAACAATCAAGAACTTGTGTCTAAGGTCGGTGCGACCTTTGGTAAACAGTCTCCTGAGAAACAGGCCGACTGGATTAAGCAACTCGAAAGGAAGGGTAAGTAACCTACATGGCCGATAAATCTCAAGGTGATTCTCTGTTTGATCCGACAGTGGAATCAGGGAATGTTCCTAACTTTACCCATATGAGCAGGGGTTACGAAAGTGCTTCGAGTTCGGTAGCCAAAGGTATTGCTGGAGTCGGTGACATGATTAGTGCCACCGCGACAGGTGTTGATAATTGGTTCAAGAAGAATATTCGAGATGAGGCTACAGCCACTATCGATACCATTCGTGATGCTCATATCGACGATCTCACGAGAATCAAGTACGCTATGGGCGATCCTAGCTTATCCACTAAGAACGGATTACCTAGGGACCTAAATGCCCAGTTGCTTCGTCTTAATGTGCTAAGTGAGGCACGGGGCAGTGGTAAGGTCTCGGATACTCAGTACTACACCCAATTAGATATCATGTCTCGTGGTCTCAGGGCTAAGTACCCTGGCTACCGTGAACACATCGATAACGTGGTCAAGGATGTTACTGGTGTTGACCCCGCCAACAGGGTCATTGCTGAGCTACGCGCAGAGATTGCTGGGCGTATTGATCCTTCTGAGAAAGAGTACAACTCTATGGTGGATTGGGCCACTAAGAATGGTCACCTGCCTGAAGACTTTGAGGCTCGTAGGCAACGCGGACAACCCTACAGCTTAGATGAGCTTCGTCTTGGTATCGCTAATAGAACCAGAGCCCACACTGATCTTAAAACTCAACAGGAACGCTTAGCCTTCAGTAAGGCACAGGGTAATGCAGTTGAAGATGATGCAGAGAAAACCGCCCGTCAGGGACTAAACATGTTAGGTAACAGCACTCTCAACACTGTTGGTGCTGCAATGAACATGGATTGGAAGGACCTACAGAAGCTTGCTGATAGGGCAATTCTCGGCAAGGCTACTCCTGAAGAACTGGCTCAGTTGGACGCAGGCTTCAATTCTCTTAGGACTCGCTATCAAAGCGAAGCAAGAGACTTCTTGTATGCTAAACCTTTCGGCCCCAATGGCATGACCTATGCTCAGCTTCTTCCTAAGGAGAAGCTTGAAGGGATCATGTCTAGTCACATGGCTCAGTTGGACTTTATCAAGGATGCCCTCTACAACAAAGAGTATGGTGCTGTGCTTGCCTTCAAGAGGCACAACGAGCTTCTTGTGAATGGTACCGAGAACCGTATCCTAAAGGAATACGCTCCTGCTCAGGTTGGCGCGGCCATGAAGAACATCTTAGGCGATCAGTTGGCCAATACTCTCTATAATTCGAACTCTAAGCTGCTGACCGACATGAGCCGTACTATCGCTAACATCGGCACGACCATGATGATAGAAGGTAAGCCGTTGGCCGATGTTATGGATAAGGCCACCTCTGATGGTGCTAAGCCTGAGGCCATTAATCAGATACTCACCAACGCTACGATCATCGCAGTTGATCCTAAAGCTTCGGCTCAGGCTAAAGCCAATCTCTTCAACTCTCTATATGGTCCTAGCAATGCCAACATCCTCTCCAAGATTAAACCATCGGATCAGATGACATTCTGGAATAGAATGACTTCTCCCGCTATGGCTCAGGTTGCTATGGAGCTTAAGAATAGTGGTAATACTCAAGCCTGGGATCAGTACCAGAAGTGGGTGCAAGGCAGCTTCGTTACTCTCTTCCAGAAATTTGGTCAGGATGCACAAAGCATCGTAACTGATCGCTCAACTCTGGACTTGAAGTGGAATGACGCATCTAAGCAATTTGAAGTTACGACTAATCCCAAACTCTCTGATAAACTTGGAGTGCGTGGTAACGCCTATGTCTTAGGCATCGATGCTGTTCTCAATAACAATCGGATGAAAGAGAGTGTCAACGTTCTTAATGGTCAGATCAAGGGTATTCTTCCGATCCTTGAGGCCAATGGTCAAGACGTCAATCAGGCTCTCTTAGGTCTTGTGCATGGCGTTGGTATCGACCTGTCTAAGCCTAAGAACAAGTCAGGTATGATGACCTTTATGGAAAAGGTTGCCGATGTGTTAACTAAAGCACATGCGGCTAACCAAGAGTTGGATTCTCGTCTCAAACAGAAGAGTGAGTAATGAGTGACGATCCTTTTGAAGGGGAAGCAGCCCTAGCATTCACTACGGCTGTAGACAGTGGTCAGAAGTTTGGCGGGAGTAGGTATCCTACAATGGACACCTATTCTACCGCCGACATTAAAGCTAACCAAGAGAGACGTAGCGCCAACGCAGGTTACTATCAATTGCGTGGAGTTCTGGAGCACGTAGAGTCTCAGTTCGGTAAATCTTGGTTAACTGATAACGATCATCCAGTGTCTCAGTTCCTGCAGCAATACGCTGTACCTATGGCCGCAGGCGCAGCCAATCAGTTCCTAAGAATGGCTGGCGCTGTTTCCGATCTTCCTGAACAGACTGTCAACCTAGAGACTGATCCTTGGACCATGATGGGCGCAGGGTCTATGCGCTCATTTAAAACCAACATTGGCGGCTCTGAGTTGGGTATATTTGGTGGTGTCAATGCACGTACAGCCAATAAGATGGCCCTTCGGACAGCTCGTATGGCTGACGATGCTGGTATCAGCCCACGAGAGATATTCCAAGAAACAGGTTTTGTTAAGTTTCCTGATGGTCAGTGGCGCTTTGAGATCAGCGACACTGGTGCTAAGTTCACTCCTCAGATGGAAAAGCTTAATGCTAAATACTCAGCGGACTCTAACCCTAAGTTTGCAGTTCGAGAAGTACCTCTCGGTACGGTCCTAGATCATCCTGAATTCTTCCGAGCTTATCCAGAAGCTAAGGATGTGAAGACCACTATTGAGATCGGAATGAGCCCTGGAGAGGGTTCTATTAAAGGCCGTGGTCTCTACGATCCAGGTGCTAATCATCTCTTTGCATCTGGTGCCAATCTCAATGATGCATTGTCTGTGATGCTGCACGAGTCTCAGCACTTCATTCAAAGCAAGAAGGAGCTCTTTGCTCAGGGTGGTAGTCCTGGTGGCATGAAGAACACCGCCGAGAGTTTCATTGTCTCTCGTGACATGCATGAAGCTAAGAGTCGCCTTGAGAGTTTGATGATGGATTTAGCCGACAGCAAATCACAAGCTGTTAATGTAGTCGTGATACGCCCTGATCTGCGAACCCCTGCTCAACAGAAACAATACGACAGAGCAGTAACCAAATTCAAAGAAACACAAGACGCTTTGACTGCTTACAAGGCCCGCTTAGAGAAAGAGATGCCTTATCCGACTGCCTCAGAGAATGCCTACTATCGTCTTATGGGCGAGGTAGAGGCTCGACTTGTTCAAGCCCGTCAGCATCTGAGTACTGGTGAACGACGTGATCTCTTCCCCTTGGACAATGCCCCTCACGGTATTGATGTGCCAAT